TCCATCTCTTGATCTAATATATGTTCCCATACCTCCAGGCCAAACTAAATAACCGTGTTTAAGATATGTTCTAATAATTGTATTATTATTTTTTCTTCTTTCTTTATACTCTTCACGAGATTCTTTTATTCCACGAGCGGGAGAAAGGTTCATTGGTTCAAATACTTTAGGTCGGTCCATTGTTTTATTGTTTAATCAGTGCACAAATATAGTAAAAATTATGTGATTTCACAACTTCCTCCTGCACATGCTAGTTCTCCCTGTAAATCTGTATTATCTTCTGTTTCTTTTACTTTTGTTAAATCGATTTCTGTTAATTTTCTATACATATTATTAAATCTTTTCTCATCTATCTCTTCAAACGGTGCTTGTATGTAAGTACCACCATCATATGGTAATACTGATAGCCCATTAAAGGTATCTTTATGTTCCCACATCCATTCTCCTACCATTTTCCATTCATTTTCTTTTATAGATACAGTGGCTGATACATTATGTGTATTATTACCTCGAATATGTCCAGGTTTAACCCACTCTGTATTAAATTTCTGTACTCTATCTAACATCTGTTTAGCTGTTTCAAAATTTCTAGCAATTCCATTTTTCGGAGATCGCTGAGGTAATTCTATAACTGCAGAATTAGGAAGTAATTTCATATCTTCTACTAATTCGGGATGATTCTTAGTTAAATATTTATATAACTGCTCATCTTTAGTACACTGCATGCGTCTTATATAGTAAGGCGAATGCCATGCGTGTATTCCTGATGAGGTTCCTACCACACAACTAGTTGTACCCGAAGGTTTAACTGTTGTAACTCGTGCAGCAGGGTTAATTCCTATATTACTAGCTACAATTTCATTCATAGCAATTGCATTAGAAGCTCCCTCTTCTAGATTAAGTGCAAGAACTGTACCATTACAAATTCCTGTCATACCAATTCCCACAAGAGCGTCTTTTTCAGTAGTTTCCTGCCAAATACGTCTTAAATAATGAAAATTAGTAAATCCTGCCTGTAGAGTTCCAAAAAATGCTGCTACTTTAGCTCTATTATTCAATTCATTTTGATCTTTTATATCTCCTGCATTTATTTCAGTTAAATTACAAAACTGATAAGGGCGCAGCGCGATTTCACAACACGGATTAGTTCCCCAATCTTTATCATTACTAAAATACACACCTGGTTCTCCTGATCCACTAACTTTAATTCTATCCCAAAGTTTCAAAAAGAATCCCTTTGTGACTTTATATCTTAATAAAACCGTTGAATTATTTGAACGACCACGTTGTGGATTCTTTTCCCACCAATTGCCTGCTTTACATGAAATCATTTCTTCATCACATGCCGAAAATAAGCTAATTAAAGCAGCTCTACGAATACCACCAGCTAATACAGCATCAGCTATATAACAAACTATATCGTGAACTTCAAGAGGAGTTAATTTATCACCCTCTTTCTTTTTTTCTAGTAGCAATTCCATATTGAATAGACATTTCTTTAATGGATCTGGACCTGGGGCTTTTCCACCTGCTGTAACTAATCGTGATCCTTTTGATCTAATATCAGAAAAGTCAAATAAAGGTTTTGTTTTTCTAAACCCAAAGTATGCAGCCATTAAGTGTCTAACTGCATCGGCCCAACCTTCAATTGAATCCCCAATTAAATATTTTTGAGATTTTCTAGGTTTAACAATTTCGGGCAGTTTTGCTACATGATGTTTCTGAACGGAATAACCCACTCCAGTCCCACCAAGTAGCAAAAACATAGCTTCCGAAAATCCCCTGTAATCATCAATTGGTAAATATGCACAGTTATACACACGGGACTCCGATTTTATAATAGCAGGCCCTGCAAACTGTGCTGCTCTCATAGACATGAGAACCTTTTTATCTATTAAATATGGTTTATATTCTAGGATTTGTTCTTTCTGCTTGGGATATTTAGCTATCATCATATCTGTATAACGAGTTACTATTTCATCCCAGGTCTCTCTTCTTTTTTTATTTGTTAAATACTTTGCGTACTTATTAAAGATAACAATCTCACTAAGTATTTGATTACTTTTATCCATATATTTAATAAATTTTAATTGTTAATTAAAGGGGTAACAAATATAATCATTTTATATTATTAGGCCAAGTTTTAATTTGCTTTTTTACTTTTTTAGCTTTACTTTTTCTCATAACATAAGAAAACCCCCTTAATTCAGGATGTTCTTCCATGATTTTTCTTCTTACCCGCGTAGCACTTTCCCAATTGGTTAAAGCGCCTGCTGCTAAAGTTTGAAGTAATCCTACAGCTGATGTAGGTTGTACAATTCCTGTAGTAATATCTTCATTCCACAGTGTAGCCATTAAGATAGTATCATTCTCTCTAGTTTTAGGAGAATTAGTTAATACTTTCTTAACTCTTTCGTATATCTTTGTTGTTATCATTTGTTTTTTTTATTAATATGTGTCTCTATTTGGGTAACAAAATACATGCCTGTAACGACATCTGCTTCCCAACACATAAAGTGAGTGAAAAATTCCATTATGCTCTAGGCCCTGTGGGCGCTAAACCTCCAGCAATTGTTGAACTCTTTAAGATTTTTTCATTTAGATTTGATAGAGTCAAGTCTTCAGAAGTATCTTTATTTTCAAACTTTATATGTTCTATTTCGAATTCAATATGAGCGATTGCTTTTTCTAGACATTCAATAGGAGTGTCATGTTTATTACTATTACGTAGAAGATAACTTACTGCAGTACCTATGTTATAAGTTAATTCATAATCTTCTATAATCTTATGGGCTTCATACCCATGATGTTTTCCTACATAGTAGGAAGGTACTTTTTCATTTTCTGTCATTTTTTAATTTGTTGTTTAATAAATTCTACTACTGCATTGTATACCTCATCTATTGTACTGAATAAACTCAAGTTAATTAGTTCTTGAGGCACACCCTCGTGTACTTGTTCTATCTTCTCTACTACTGGCATAAGCCAATCCCAAGAGGTGTCATAAGCTAATTCTTCTACCGCAACTCCATTACCATCAAAATATGCATACCAAGCATCTTCAGAAGTATTATCACCTAATCTTTCATGTGCCTTCCATATTTCAACTTCAGCACCCATAAATTCTGCTATTAATATATTATTTTCTTCCATAATTATTTAGTTTTAGAAATAAAAGATGGAAATATAAAGCCCACCCATGCTTTCGCTTATAAGCTTTATATTCCCAGATGATCGCTATGCCAAATTGAAAAGCTGCAAAACACCCAATTTATCGGCAGTCACGGCGTGTCATCATTCTTTTATTTGTTGGTTAATAAATTTATGCTGCTTCTGTTCGTAAAGATTTAGCAGGTTGTATACATTTACGTCCATTTCCATATTGTTCATCGGCTATAACTGCTTCAGAAAACTCACCATCATAAAATAATATTTGCTTATTTTCAGCAAACTTTTTAAATGATATATCGGCTGTAATACAATCTAATATCAATATAAAGCAATCTTTATAGTAACAATCTTTAGGAATTCTATCCCAACCATCTGTAACTATAATAGCAGGTCTGCCTGTTTTTTGTGCATTATACACACATTGAGCGATATCAGTTCCTCCTCCTATATGAGCAGAAAATAAATGTTCATGCTTTATCTTAGTTAAAGTATCATTATGAGAAAATAAATAACAATCTCTTAATAATTGCATATCTAAAAGTTTAAAAGCTAACATTCTCGCTAAATTTCTGTATACTACAGGAATATCTCCTAAATAGAACCGTGAATCCATTGATCCAGAATCATCTATATAGACATCAAAACTAACATTATACTTTTTAGTTCTAGTAGTTAAATCATCATATAAAGCTACATGTGCAAAATTCTCTATATTTATAAGATCATCTATATTTTCAGAATCAAAAATAGATTCTTCTATAATAATAGCTTTACCACTAATTGATTCTGTAGCTCTATCTATAGTCGTCTTTAAGAATTCTTTTATGCCTGTCTGTTTAATATTGATTAACTTACTTAATCTAGGATCAATTAACATGTCAATCATTTCAATAGATACTGCATCATTACCTTTTCCTGCTGTGTTAGAATTCTTTTCCATATTATCTAAATCCTTTCTAATTCTATTCTTTGCAGAATTAGAAGCAGAATCTAGTTTTTTCTCAAATTCTTCGTCAGGTGCAGGTTTTCCGTTTTGTAAAGCTTCATTATATTCCTCTATCTTATCTTTTAAACCATCTCCATATTCTTTATATAATTTATTAATTATTTCAATAACATGGGAAGCTGCTGCATAACTAAAACCTGTTTTACCATTAGTTGCAAATTGTAATAGATGATTATCAACTTTCTGTAATAAAGAATGCCACCAATATTTATCTGGTTGTATATCATAATCTTTACCTTTCTGATACCAATGATTAAATGCATCCAGCATAAGACTAGATGCCCCATGTTGATTTAGAAAACCTTTAGCTGTACTTTTATTATATAATCTTTGATATACTGTACTTGCTACATCTCTATCTACATGATTTTTAATGATAGATCTTGCTTGTGAAGGTCGCGCACTCATTCCATCGTTTTGATAAAAAGATTGGGTATTCCAATAGTTTCTACCATTGCTTAAACTATATCTCATTTCATTTCATTTTTAGTTAGGGCTAGGACCCAAGCGAGTCCTAGCACTATAATTAATTTAAATATACTTACGCTCATTAGTCTAATACTTCTGCACCTCCAACTCCGTCAATACTATGTAACTTATCAATTGCGTCTGTATAGTCTCCATCAGCTTTATTCAATCTTCCATAAAGTTCTGCTGCTAAAGCATTTAACTGGTTGCAGTCACTACGAACTGTTTTTTCAAGAACATCTATAGTGTCAAGAGCTAGTTCTTGTGCCTTTCTAGCATAACTTCCTACAGATCCCATTTCAACAATCGCATCACCAACCTGTCCCATATACAATTGTGCATATGCGTCATTATTACCGTTAAGAATATCTTCTAAAGCATTAACTAAAGATCGAACATTGTTCTCTCTTTTAGTCTCTAATTTACTTGATAACTCACCTAATTTACCAGGAGCTATTAACTCACAAGTTTTAAGTATTGCTTCAATATCATTTAACTTATAAACTACTTTAACAGCTTTAGTAATAAAAGGAACATGAAAAATAGTTCTATCTGATGCAGAAGTATATACTACATTAAGAAATTTCTTCATATGTTTTTTATTCATAGAAGCGTTATTAATTTCTTGTATACTAGGTACATCTAGTTCTATTTCAAGCACACCGTGCTTATTATCCCATATTTCTTGCATCTTTTCGGATCCAATTCTAGTTACTTTTTGAGTTAATACAAAACGATCCCAAAAAGGATTTTCAAGCTCATCATTAGGAATGATATTACAGGAACCTGCGAAGATTTCCCACGCACATTTCTTAACTTCACTTCCATAAAATATTGCTTTTTCTCTCATAATTGAAAGAAGAGTATTACGAACACCTGAAGTACCTTTATCTACTTCATTGATTAGAATGAACTCTGAATCAGCAATAGGAGCGTCAAGTTTATATTCTTTATCTTCTAATAAAGATTTCATATTAACACGTCCTTTAATCTCTGATGTTTTTGTTCCTTCATCTAACTCAATGATAAAAGTATTTTCTCTAACAGCGTTTCTATTATAGTTATACTTTGAAGCTGCATAATCTAATAAAGCTTGAGTTTTACCTACTCCAGGCTCTCCTAAAAGAAGTACAGGGAGTTTTGTAGCTTCCCCTAACGCTAACATTTGAAAAACTTCTGTTTTTCCTACTAATCTGGTCTTAATTTTTCTTAGATTCATTTTATAAATTATTATTATTTAAACATATTTAATTCGACTGCGCCCGTATCTTTTATACTAGCTGAGTCTTCGGCTCTCATATTCCAAACGTCTGTTTGTCGATGCCATTTTACTTCTTCTATAAGCTGTTGAAAGCCTTTGATAGGCGTACCTATCTGGGTAAATCCTCCAAATTCTGATACTTTTAAATCATTATCTGACATTCTATATATTATAGGCAAATGCATACATTCCATCTCTGCTACTATAAACATAAAATTCTTTAACTCATATCCATCAAGTTCAGGCTGTGTTGATTGCCATGCTTTTATACCTGTTTGATAAAAAGCTCCTTGTCTGAAATATCCGAACTTCATAAAGCTATTTCTAAACTCTAAAACAGATTTACCTGTTGTTTTTAAATCTATAGGTTGTATAGTTTTCGAATGGTGATCAACTATCACACGATCCAAAAATCCTTTACATTTTACATCATTATAAATAAAATCAACTTTTAATTGATCATATACATCTAACATAGTATTGCTTGTACAATCTTTCATATAATATCTTGTATGTTCGCTATTTTGGAGCATACCTACTACATCTAAAGCTTGTTCATATTCATATTCTGTTATTACTGATTTACCTATAGAGTTTTTTAGGAAATTTACATAAGACTGTATTTCTGGAGTATTGTATTTTTTCCATACTGTTTCTTCTTTTAATTTAAATCCAACCTTTTTAAAGGCTACATTAAATAGGGTCTCAACAGGGAGCCCATCGTTGTTTACTTGCATATAGTCATGCATTAATTTACACAGATCTCCCATCATACCTGAAGGTCTTGTTGTTTTTATTAATGCAAATTTGTCATTAAATGTACCAGGTTCGGTAATTAGACAATCTACAGCACTACCTTTAACAAAATACGTAGTTTCTTCCCTCACAGGATGAAGTATATGTTCTCGATAAGCCGCAGGACTTTTAGCAAATAAATTTAAAGATGACACGCTCATTACGTGTTCCAATAAAGGGTTATTTATATCTACCATTTTAAATTATTTGAATGTTAAAAACTAATTTTCTCTCATCGGATTCGATATAATTGATTTGTCCTGAGCTTCTTACAAATTCTACGCTGTCATCAGGTATTTTACCTAAGTCTGTTAGAGTATCTAAGAACCATTTAGTCCAAATCCATTGATTATCACAATCCCAATTTAATTTATCTCCAGGTTTATATATATCTAACCATATTCTAAGATGTCTACCGTGAGGTATCTTAATTTTAGGTAATTGTTTTACATATTCTCCTAAATATCCATGAGCCCATCTCGTTACTTTAGAACGAGCTGTATAATGTAAAGAACCGTCATAAATTCTTTGTCCATTAATGGTCCAATATCTAGGTTTTCCTGCTGATAACGGATTAGCTATGACTCTATTCTTACTTAAATCTATAAGAAAATCTTTTTCGTCAAATCGCATTAATCCTTTTTGTATTTGTGCTTGATATTTTTTTGGAAGTTTTTTGGCCTTGTAATCTTCCTTCTTGTAATACTTTGCCCTTCGTCTTTGACTGATAGGGACTTTATCCTCGTAGTTGGGGATTATTATTTTCCATACTTTATTCATATATAAGCATTTTGATTAATATTTTCCCACAGCTTTTTCCATATTTTTGTATATAATCACTAATATCTTTAGTAAAAGGGTCTTTAATAAAAACAGTTTTAACATTATCTTTATTAAGAAATTCTTTTAAAGTTTTTGCTCCTAATCTTCCTGCTTCATCATTATCATATAGTATAAGTATTCTTTTATATTTAAGTATTAGTTCTTTAAGTAAATCAAATTGTGTTCTAGTATTTTCAGATTGTGGAGCAACCGCTTCATACCCTAGTTCAGATAAACACATCACATCTTTTAATGATTTTGTAATTATTAACAAATCAGACTTATATTCAAGTTGTTTTAAACCTTGTAAGTCTTCATGCTGTACATTACTCATCCATTTAAATTGAGTTTTATCTGCAAAAGGCCTATAAATTTTAGTTCTGCCATTAAATTTATAAGCATATATAGGATTATTATCTATGTACTGTAGAATTAATTGTTTGTCTAAAAAGACAAACTTCGCAGAATATACATCAAACCTATTTAAAGTTTGAGATGATATTCCGAACTGAGTCCAATATTTAGCATCAATATTAGTCCATCGTTGAGGTTTTATTTGAATTATTCGTTTTCTTTCAATTATTTTTGGTTTATAGGAAACAAGGGGGCGTTGCAGTGCTTTTACATGCGTGACAACTACTTTACCTATTCCTAAATCTAGATCCGTATTTATAATATTAAGAGCCTCCAAAAAGGTAGCTCCAAATAAACTCATAACTAAATCGAAACAAGTTCCTTGTTCCCCATTAAAATCTTTGAAACGTAATCCACCATCTTTCGTATAATACAATGCAAAGGATGGGTTTTTATCTTCTCGAAATGGACTACTATAAGGTTTACCTACTTGAAAATCAAATCCCAAGTAATGCCTCATAATATCTTCTTCAGTTTTTTTATCTAGTATTGCCTGTTTAGATAATTTTTCTGGTTCCTGAATTTTTGATAAATCATACATAATAAATAAAAAGAAAGCCCATAAAGTTTCGTCCTTTAGGAATGAACTTAATCGTCCTCTAGGGCTCAGTTATCTTTATGAGACTTTCTTATTTTATCTTCTAAAACGGAAGATCTTCTTCAGTAGAAGCTACTTGTGTTTGGGCAGCTTGAGAAGTCTTTTCCATTTTATCATATGCTGTTACTTTTAAACCACTTGGAGTTTTATCCATAGATTCAATAAAAGGTGCATAGTTAGGAACTGAAGAGTAGTCTTTGTAGTCATATATAACTTTTAGTCTTACAGGGGTATGTGTATTAGCATTTGCCATTGTATTACATAAGTTAGTACATAACTCATCAAAACTTTCACCACTTACAACAAATTGATCTTTAGGAACAAATTGTGTGCAAATATGTTTAATTCTAATAAGCATGTTGTTAATTCTACGAGCTACGGCATCTTCCTTACTTTCGCCTTCTTTAGGAGTTACATAGTCAGGATTAATATCAAACTCATTATGAGTTAATTCATTTTCTAAACTATCTGAAAACTTAAAGCTTAAATATGATTTTCCGTTTTTGTCTGTTTTCTTTTCTACACCGTTAAATACAACATTATCATTAATGCCGACAGGAATTGGTGATGATCCTGATACTTCGTTTACGTTTAAAGCTTGGTTAATTTGGTACGCCATAATTTTCTTTTTTTATTTGTTATTAAATTAGTTTAAAACATATCTAAAGAATCTAATGATTCTTCTTCGTCTGTTTGTTGTTGTTTTTCATCAATAGGTTCACTATTATCAAATACTTCCTTAAGATCGTCTATATGATTTTCATCAGTACTTTGATCTTGAATAGCATCTTCATCTATTCGTTGTTGTTCTTCGATAGCATCTTCTTGAAAGTTTTTTTCTATATTACCTTCTACTTTAGGAATAGGCTGTTTTTCTGTTACATCTTCCATACTACTCGGAAATGTTGTATCTGCAGCATGTTCTATTACATCTTCATCTGTTTGCGAAGATACAAAAGTTTCTACTTTTTCCAAAGTATTTACAGCAACATTATAATCTTCTGTTGCTGTATCTAACATACTTTTAGATTTAATCTTAAAAAATCTATATCCAGGAAAGTCTTCATCTTCTGTAGGCTGTTCTGCTACAAATAATTTAACATTATCTGAATTTGATTCTTCATAGTGTGATCTTAAATCACGATTGTGTGGTGTATTACTTAATACTCCTTGATTATTTACCGCTACCCCATTTCCATCGGGCGCTATATAAATATTGACAACTTGATCTTTATCATCGGTGTCTGGGTATGCAAATCCTACTTTATTACCAGAATTAGGAATTCCCATTCTAGATTGTAAAGCTGGACTTATACGCATTCTTCCTTCTTTCTGTAATTCGATACATAAGTCATCGCCATAACGATTTAGTCTTTCGACTCTTTTTCCTACTAATCTCATAAATTTAGTTTTAGTTATAATATTTGTTTATTGCATCTATAACAGACTTAATATCATTTGGTATTTTATATTCAGGAAACATTCCTCGCGGACTTTTACCTGTTGTTGTACCATCTGATTGAGTTATAAATGAGTGTTTAATATTACCTTCAGGATCGGGGCTTACATCTGTAAATAATACAACAGTAAACATACCTTCCATAGTGATAATATTATCCACTAATTTTCCAACTGTTTTAAATTTAAGTTTTCTATTACCTTGAAGATCAGTTGCAGTTTCTGCATGACCTACCATGACAAAAGTAATATCTTCTCTTAAATCTTTACCAGCTGTCGCTATTTCCCAAGCGTGTAATCCTATATCAGTGAATTTATCAAATCCTCTTTCGTTTGCTCTACGCATATATTCATTTGCCATTACATATTGAAAATCATCTATGATGACAGTTTTTATGTGGGGCATATGTTCATCTATATGCTTAAGTGTAGAAACAATTACTGAGTGATTATCTGATTCTAAATAATTACCTTGTGGGTTTTCTTTAGATAAAGAACTATAGTTTTTTTTCCACCCTCTAAAGGGCATTGGTTTCTTACCAACATTAACTATAAAAGTTGATTTGGGTTCTAAATGTTCAAAACTAGTTGATTTTCCAGAACCCGATTCGCCAATAATTAAAATTTCTTGTGCCATATTAATTTAGTTTATCAGTTTGTAAAATTATTACATCGCCACATAAAGGGTCTTCATTAAATCTATGTAATATAGTAGCTTTATAATTTATAGGCAAGCCTATTATTTTTCCTTCTTCATTACATATAATACTAAGTCCTTCTTGTGTTGACGGTACTACTTCAATTAATCCTCCTACAATTTTTTGTAGGGGTTTTAATTGCTCTTCCTTTGGCAGTAAAAGCTCTTCTTCACTACCATCTGTTCTTAAAATTTTTGCTATTACCATATTTATATATTAAAATTTGTTGTACTTGGTTGTTCATATTCATCTACCTTACTATGTTTTAAATTATCAAGCATGCTTAATACTATACCTGATTCTCCTTCACGATTTTTAATTATATGCCAATAAATCATTGCCTGTTCGTTATCTAAAGGATTAGTAACAGGTAAATTATTAGGACCATAAGTTTGTAAATGCAACATAAAAGGTTTGTGACTTATCATAACTATATCGGATCCGTGAAATACTGCATCGGATCCAAAAATATCTTTTTTCATAGGGTAATGTGCCATAGGATTTGATAATCGTTCTGGTCTTTCTAAATCACGATTTAATTGACTCAGTACTACAACAACTATTTTTAATTCTTTTTTAATAAGCATAAACATTTTATACAAATTAACTAAAATTTCTCTTTCAGATGCACCTTTATTTCCCCGTGTTAATAATGTGTGATCAAGGAACACTACTGTTCCATAATCATCTCCCTTTTTTCTTTTTTCATTTGTATAAAATCTTTTTATAGTACTATAAATTTGTTGTACTGACCCTGGAATGTCTACATAATATACTTCATAATCTTTTATTGTATCTTCTACTACAAATCTAGATCGTTCAAAATCTAAATCTTTTAATGAGTCCCTACCTGAATATAGTTCAGAGGATGTCAAGTCTAACTTGGAAGATATTTTTCTTCCGACTTGTTTCATTGCTAGCATTTCAAAATTAAATGATAATATAGAAAAATTCTCTTTTGGATTAAAATCAAATAAACTAGTTTCCATTTCGTTTGCTATTGAGGATTTACCTGAACCAGACATACCTGCTACGGTAACTATTGTTCCCCATTCCAAACCTCCTGTAATTGAATTATTTAATTTACTCCATCTTGTTCTTAATGAACGAATAAGTCCTTTTCGTCTATCATCTATATACTGTATAATTTCGTCACTAGCGGTTTTAATATGTTTATACTTCAAGCTTCTAGCTGATTTTCCCGCCATAATTGATATTTTTATTTGGTTCATTACTTTCAGTATCCATTATATTAAGAGTGTCTTTCCAAATTTCTTGTTTAAGCCAATTTTTAAGTGTCTTAATATAATTCATACCATTTCGTTTTTGTCTGTTAACATAAAATTCAACAGATTTTTGTAGTCGTTGAGGTGAACATCTATTCCCTTGGATAATACTGAGATACATTTTCTTTATCTCTTTAGTACCTTCCTTTAAATAATCTGTTCTTCCACTAGGCCTAATAGCCTTGGTCGGATAACTAGATAAAAAGTCATTGAACTCTTTACCGTATACACTATCCGCCAAGTCTACTAAATCTTCATCGCCTAAGAAAGGGTTATCTGATTTCTGATCTGAATAACTATCTACGAGATCCCGTATAAACACATCGCTCTGATCGGTAGCTTCCCATGTTCCTTCTTTCATAATTAAAAATCCTCTATCTTGAAGATTCTGAACTAATTCAGAAGTAATTGTGTTAACATTACGACTATAAGATTTAATTAAATCTTTTTTATCATAAACAACACAATAGATAACCGTGTACTCTTCCAACGTTAGTTGGTTTTCTATCAGTATATCTAAAAATGGTTTGCCAATTGCAATCATACACATTGTATTTATAAGTTAATACTCAATTTCGTTTATGTTATCTATCCATTTAACTGTGTAATCACTTTTTACTCTCTTTTTAACCCATTTTAGTTCTTGTGTCCCTTTTACATATAAGTTTACATATATTGCTTTTTTGCCGTTTTTTAATCTTAATGTACGACCTGTTCTTTGAATACTGTCTAGAGCTTTTGAGCTTCCAGCAACACATATTCCTAAAGAACAATCTGGTACATTAAGACCTGCATTTAGCGCTTTTACAGAACTTAATATTCTAACACCGTCTATATTTCCAAAATCCTCAAGAACATCTTTACGATCTTTCTTGTGCATTTTACTATGAAATACAGAACAATCATCTAGTACTGTTTGAATTTGCTCAGCAAACTCAATACTTTCACTAAATATTAATGTTTTCCTATCAGAAAGCATGTCAGTTAATTTTTTAACAATAACTAACTTACTAAATGCATTAAAACACATTTGCTTTCTTTTGTTCATCATCTTATAATATATAATAGCGATTTTCTTTTTAGGATGATTACTTGATTTCATAAATTTACTTGCATTTTGAAATGCATTAAAATGTCCACCGAGTTCATCTGTACAATCTTGAAAAAGTTTATCAATTCTATTATATTCTAGTGCTTCTTCAGGTGTGAAACTCACTCCTAAATTATACACTGTGTAAGGGGATACAATCCCTAATTTTCTTGCCTCATTTAAATTAGTTATTTTAATTATAGGGGCATGTTCATGCAGATACGTAAAATATTCTTCATTTTCAGGAGGAGTTGCTGTAAAGCAATACATCCTTTCCCAAAGATTATTTTCATAGAAATTTCTGTATATCATAGACAAAGTAGTGTGTACTTCATCTATAATAACAATATCCCAATGATGTCCTGCAAGTTTATGTGCAGATTGTATGCACATGAATTCTACTTGTGGTAATAAATGATCTAAATTCCAAATATGGAATTCTTTGACCCATTCATTGTCTCTAAGATTCTCCGTAGGTACTATTATTACAGCACTCTTCGAAGAGTCTTCGCCTAAAGTATTCTTAATTGCTAAAATACCAATCCTGGTTTTACCAAGACCTGTAGCTGCAATAGAGGTACCTTTGTAACCGTTCGAGACCCAAGCATTTAAGTGAGCTTGTTGAAGCTCATCTTTCTGTTCATTAAATAAATTTGTTTGAATTATTTCTCCCATTTTGTTGTTATTGTTGGTTCTGCTTTTAATAATTTGTTACCTAGTATATGTTCTGCTGCTTCTTCCATTATCCCTTTTAAAGTTTTTGCCCATTCTTCAGCGTAATCAGCATGACACATAGTATCAATTTGATCATGTACAGTCATTACTAATTTAACTGGTAGTTTACATGTTTGTATTCTACCACGTAATAAGACTAATGCATACTTAGTCATATCAGCACCAGTACCTTGGATAGGAGTATTTTTAGATGCACGTTCAATTGTGCCTAAAGTCCTCTTATCTGCATAGCTAAATCCCATATTGGGAAACCAATCTTCGAACCATCGGATTCGTCTGAAAGGTGCAAAAGTTCTAATGTGACCGTACTTTTTTCCGTAATTACCTAGACGATTGAGAAATTTTTTTATTGAGGGAAATACACTAAAATATTTATCTATTAGTATCTGTGCTTCATCTGTACTTATCTGTAAAGTGTTTGCAAGTTTAAATGGACCCATGCCATAAGCGAGGCCAAAGTTAATAGTTTTTACGTTAGTACGCAACTTTTTTTTCTCTTTTTTATCAGCTTGTCTCCATTTTTCTTGAAATACTAGATCAGCACATTCACTGTGTAAGTCGCCATTTTTCTCTAATATGTCTAACCAAACAGGGTCTTTCGATCCTGTCGCTATAATACATAATTCCTGAGAACTATAATCAGCAGACACCAATACTTGGTTTTCATCAGGTATAAAACAGTGTCTAAATCTATTGTCCGAGGGTATTTGTTGCATATTAGGTGAATTACTAGCAATTCTACCAGTATTTAACACTTGTTTAAAACTAGTATGAATTTTATTATCTATTTTAACATTCTTTAAAAATTCTGTACCATATGAAGTAGCAAGTTTTGCTTTCTCCTTATACTTTATATAGTTATCTATTAGTCCATGATTTCTATGTTTTATCAGTTCTTTTCCATTTACATTTTCTAATTTAGGTACTAGTTTTTTAAATACTCTTAATACTTGTATAGGACTAGACCATTTAACCATAATTTTTCTAATATCTTCTGTTGCTGTAAATAATTGTGTCTGTACATGTGGATTAACAAAACGAGATAGCTTTGGGTTTAACATAACTAATTGGTCTAAAGTATTTTCATACTGTACCATTTCGTCATGCGAACTCTCCGCTATATCGTTCCATTGATTTTGATCCAATTTAAATCCATTAAATTCTATGTCAGCTAAAGCTAAGCTAGCATCATTTTCTAATTCTGCTGTAGCTTCTAATTTATGTTTTAAAAGTAATTGCTCTTGAGCTTTTCTTATAAAACATAAATACTCTACATCTTTAGCTCCATATACTATTTGATTATCTTTAAAAGGTTGACTCTTTAAACCAATAAATTGATTTCTAGTGTCTTTGTTTAGATCTATTTGCATATATCTTTTACATAAATCTTTTAAAGAATATCGTGTAGTAAATTTACCACAATGAATAACCTGGTCTATTAACATAGTATCCCAACAATTATTCATAGTAATATTACTACACCTTTTAATGAATTTATAATCAAATTTAACATTATGTAGAATCTTAGTTATAGAGTTTGATTCTAATATGTCTCTTAAGGGTTCAATATCTACATATCGTGTATCAATAACAAATTGATTAACATCGTCCCCTATTTGAAGCATTATCATTTTCTCTGTTAGAAAATCTAATCCTTCTGTTTCTGTATCTACTGCTAGATATTCTTTGTTTTGCAAATATTTTATTGCTGGTTCTAGTGTAGATAGTACTTCGTAATGTTCTGAAAGCTCATCTGCTCCAGGTCCTATAAAATATCTCATTTTATTTTCTTATTGTATAACCTATTGAATCGGGATACATAATTATGTAGTCCATATCTTCTAAGTTATGTTTAATTGTAATTCGTGTTAATATATCTCCTATTTCTTCATTTTTTTCACGTATTATAGTATCGTTAGCACAATCACTGTACCAATTAATACTATCTTCTGTGATTACATGTGTAGAATAACTATATTCTTGTATCAACTCATTTGAATTGATAGATATAGCTGTGATTAACATAAATATCTTAATTATTTCCATGGTCCCTCCTTTCATCAGCTTCATCTTCTAATTTAGCTTCTTTAGCTGCTTCATTGAACTCATAGTCTTCAATAGGTTCCATGAAAAACTTTCCACAAAATTTAGATGCGCATTCATACCCATCATCATCTATATTCATTGTAATTTCATTGTATTCATCGTGTCCACAATGAGGACATACCATTTCTGCCATAATTTTATATTTTAAATGTTATTAAATAGAATAGAATTGAGAAGGGATCTCAACCTCACAGGTTACGACAACTGTGTTCCAAAACAAGTATTATGATATGTATTTTACTCATTCTATTCTTGGTGGACAAGGTGAGATTCGAACTCACTTCCTGTAGAAATATATAGTGATAAGAACCACTATAGATTATTGTATAAATCGTGATACTAATACAGTCAAAGCCATCTCTTGCCCATATGTATTTTACTCATTCTATTCTTAATTGTATGCGTTGTAAATTATGCTTCAAATAAATTAGAAAAATTACCTTGATGGGTCTTCATTTGTTCCCCACTATCTGTACTTTCATTAATTTTATTTGAATGCTCATACGGTAATAATGTCTTATTCTCTATTTTAAATGTCATAAATTCATTATTATCATTGTCATCTTTTTTAGACTCAAAGCTTAAAAATAAACATTCTTTTCTATTATTTGTAATCTTTTCATAGTCCGCTCTATTAAGGTCTCCTGATTCTAGTCTTGCTTTTTGAGCAGGTTCTAAAGATTCAGCATTAATTGCAGATACATATGCTTCTGAGACAAAGCAAAGTAAATCGGCTTTAGATACTTTTAGCATATACTGCATAGTTTCTCTACATTTATCTCTTAATCTTTTATCTTCCAATAAATTTGGATGAATGGCCATAATTTTATATTTACCTTTGATTGTTCTAACATACATAACAGGTAGAATAGTTTTTCCTTCTTTTATTATGTTAGATACATGTTTTAAAACTCTAAGTTTAAAGTTTGCTACTTCAATTGTTCCCATGTTATATATATTTTAAGTTAGTAAAAACACCAATTAGTCCAATACCTACGACTTGCACGCCAAGGTCCACTTTGTCGTAATTCCAAATATGGAATTTTGTACATCAGTTACGATCTGTCAGCCTATCTATCTTCGAATTAACATAAGTATAGGTATATTTGGATCTAGAAGTTGTGTCTCGAGACAGAATAGATAGTATTGTTAAGCCTCATCGCCACGTCAAGGCTTGGTGATTGATAAATGAGGTTCAGGACCTGCGTAGCTCTTCGTTATATGTGTCTGCGCAAATGCATTACTTATAATCGGTCGACTATGAGGTCCTTTTAGTTTCTTAATACGTAAGTACAGCCTCTTTTATTAGAGTCATTGCTTCACGTAATTGTTCATTCTCTTTTTCTAAAGTATCTAATTTAATATGTGCTATACTTAACTTGTCATCTATGGATAATATTTTATCAGCCATAAATGGTTGGTCAGTAAAGACATTACTTATAAGATTAAACATTCTTTTATATGTTTTATCTACTTTATAGAGATCTTTATGTACTTTACTATAATGTATAATAGAACTATGATCTCTTTTTATAAGTTCTCCTATTTCTACAGTACTTAATAGTAATTTTTGTCTAGCAATTACAGCAAACATAGTTTTAGCTTCTACATATGCTCTCTTTCTAGTTTTAGATGTCATTTCTTGTTTTGAAATACCAAATACATTTGTAACTATTCTAAATAGTTTATTAATGCTTTTGGTTTCGTCATAAATTTTATTCATTGTTATTATTTTAGTTAACATATTTGAAATCCACCTGATTCTTTTGCAAACTTTGCAAACTCTATAGCATTTTCCACACTAAATGGATATGATGCAGCCCACGCTTCACGTTTACCGTCTGTACAAACATTACATTTTCCTTTCACATATTTATCATTACGTATTCCTGTACCATTACAATGAGTACAATCTTCTTTTTCCAGTTTAGCAATAGCCGCTGAGTATTTTTGCGCATACTTATCAAGATTACCCGTCTTATTCTCTTTCATTATACGTGCAGCTATCTTAATAGCTTTAGTTTTAGATATAATAGCGGCATTATTATAGCCACCTTTTTCCATATCTTTTTGAGTTAATATATTATCACATATATTACATACATACTCCCATAATGGTCTCCACCACCATACATTGTTTCTAAAATATATACCAGGATTAGCTTTTTCATATGTATCGTTAGCTTTCCAGTAATCGTCATGAACATCTTTAGGCATACTGGCCCAAGAATGTTGTTTTAATATTGCAGGTTCTGGCTCGTTAATTTTAGGAGCCAAACCGTGTAAATCAAATCCCATAGTAATTGTTTTTAATAGTTAATAAAAAGTGGAGGTGGTGGGGTTCGAACCCACGTCCATACAGTATCCACATAAATAGATGTACAAGCTTTTAAGTAATTGAATTAATTTTTAACCAAGGCTTCTGATAGTCATCAGACTCCATATCCGTAGCCGTTACACGCATTACTCACGAATGTAACTTGAACAGATCAACCATCGCTATATCTAGCCGCCTGGTGAGATAAATCTCATTTGTATTAAGTAACAAAGTTTGATCATTAAAATACTTTTGTAGAAACTACCTAAGCAGCTACTGCAAGTTCTACACTTTGTAGTGGTAGAGCACTAGCGACAAAGCTGTTCCCTATTGGAAAGAACTTCGCGACTTTAGCATAACTATTTTCGCCAGTTAAAAAGCATCGTTGCTTGCCATTTATACTTCTCAAAGTATGTCAAATCCAAGTCACCCCCGTAAGTTATAGTTTAAACTTATATTTTTTAATTAGTTTATCGCGCATTCTAATTAATGTACTTTTACATGCTCTTGGAATCTCATAGGTTTCATTTTTATGCATAATATGTCCTCTATGTCCCATTTTACTAATGGTTTGTTCCAAGTGTTTACATATTTCTAGAGCTCTTTTTTTACTCATTTAAATAAATTTAGATTAATAAAAACTTATAACAGAGCCGAAAAGCTTAAACGACAATAGGCCAATTAAAACCGATTTATCTAAGCTTTTCTGCCCCGCTATAAGCGAACAATCGGAAGCTACTAAATTATTAGCTGCTTCCATCCAAGGGAAATTGTTAAACATAAAATTCTTGAACTCTTTCTCCATTTGTTGTCATACCTCCATATCCAGGTATGTGTATACCGTGCTCACTTAATGCCCATACTACAATTTGTTCTGCAGTAGCTGGACCAATACCTTTATGACCAAGTATTTGACCATAAGATATCTTCTTTAGATCTTCTACATAATGAATATTTAATGTATTTAAACATTTTTGTGCTCGCATAGATAATGGAGACATATTTACTTGTTCTGGTAGTGTAGCCATTCCATTAGATTTGTGTTTCTCGATCTTTTCTAATAGTTCAGCATTAGGATTATGTTTTCCCCAGCCTAATCGAAATAAAATAATAATAGTAAAAGTTAATAACCCAATAATTAATAGTATCATAATAAAGATTTTAATTTAGTTAATAATTGATTGCTGTGTGCTTTGTAATGTTGAAGTAATTTATCAACAATACATAAGAATGTAGAGTTATCTACACCGTCAAGGCTGGCTTCATAATACTCAGATTCTTTATAACCATCTTTATGGTCATGTATAGAGTCATCTATATTACTTAATGCGTCAACAAATTGACTTGGATCTTTAGATTCTCTTAAAGCTTTAAGCAAATCTTGGGGTCCTTTTTTGTCTCCAGTTTCTTTATCAACTGGAGGTGTTACTTTAACGAATATTTGAATATCTATTTTAGCATCTTCATGTTTAAGTGATAGACGTGCCATATTATCCAATTGTTCGCTATATTTCTCGGTGTTTTCTAAATCTTTTAAAACACTATTACTATTCTTTAGTATTTTACCAATTCCCCGAACTGTACTGATTGTTTTCTTTGCCATATTGTAATTATTTAAGTTATAAAGATACAAATAATTGTTTAATTATAAGGGTTAAAATTGTTTAAAAATCATTTTCACTATTATTTATGTGTACTAATAGTTTTTCTTTAGATATGAAATCTTTAGGATCCATAGATAAGATACTATTTATATGATTTTCGTATTCTTCAGAGTTATTTGTACAACCATCTGCAACACATTCTTTATTGTGCTTCTCTTGCATATCTTTGATCATCTCCTTAAGAGGAAGATCCTCAAGATTAAAGCCTTTATCAGATAAAGTAGATGCAAATTTTCGTGCTACAGCTCTAATGGCATCTTTTGTTGCTCCGTCAGAATCTCTTTCTGTTATAAATTGGGCTAAGAAGAATGCTGCAAAGAACCCATCGTCTGTATTTTTAATTGTGCCATTCATTTTCAGTTTATTAAGAGTAGCTTCTAATATCTTAGATTTAGAAGTGTCTTCATCTGAATTTTGTAAAGCATCATTAAATGCTTCAATTGTTGCTTTTTGTTTTGCTCTTTCAAATCCAACCGCTTTGCCAACGCTGTCAGAATCGTGATCATACCTGTTTCCCATGATAATTGTTTTTAGATTAATAAATTGTTCTTAACCCTAGTAACTGAATACTAGGATTAAGATAAGAATACAGATGACTACTCTGTGTAACAGGATTGAATGCTTCGACTTTCGAAGCTCCCATCTAAGTCTGCGAATAAGTTTAACTTTATTCATAATTATATAATGGGCTGAGATTACACCACTATACACATATCTTTCGTTGTTTAATTCCTGGTAGGGTTTACAACTTATCCACTATACTCTCGTATAGTAATATGCAATGACGGTTAGTTAGACTAACCACTTCTAATGTTATTAACTACTCACAATTTACTCGATCAAAATATAAAGCCGCTAAACTCTATATCTGTCTTTTAACTGTAAACAGAATCACCTTGAGGGATCATCCGCTCTGACTTACCGAAGTAGTCAGATTTAGTCATCTTTCGTCAATAACAAGTCAGCACTTTCTCTTTTGGTTAATGTTACCCAGGGAATATCCCTAGGTTTCTCGTCTATTTTGAGCAAGTAGTGGCTGATCCAACAATTGCTTCGTCTCCTTTTGAGAGACAAAATACAATACTACTCACGTATACCTTTCCATCGGTATGGTATTAGCCGTGATAATCCTATTCCCTAGGACTACCGTGCGTACTGATTTATACCACTAACTAGATTGGAATCTAGATCGCAATTAAATCTACAGTTTGTCTTATTGATGTCACCATCTCACTACCTTAACCAAAAGATAGCACACATACTCTCAGGGATTCCCCCATTGATGCCGTGTGATATACTGCTTGCCTGGATTGACCAGAAATCTCATTGAGAATTCTAGGCAACATTAATAGCATAAACGTACTATTAATGTCTTTAGGTATATTGCTATACTTATCGGGCCAGGCCCCTGTGCTTGATAGAGAAAACCCAAAAGAGGGATTTACAACTCTACACAATCCAAGGTGATATTCAAGTCAACACCTTGACGCTCTAAGCTTAATGTCTATTTATACTCGCTCAGACGAGTAACTGCTTTCTTTCTCCTAGTCAAGGATTGTGTTACTGATATTTATACTGTCTTAGCACCTTAACAGTTTTTGCGTCTATTGTGTAATCGCGACATTTTATCGCTATCCCACGCTCTTTGTAACTTATCTGTATATTTACTTAAGTAGATAAATATAATGCATGATAACATTGCAATAGCACTTAGTAATACTAAATACTCTTTATGTTCAGGACTTCCTGTAAATACTACTAGAAAGAATCCTATAAAAGCAAATATTGCTATAAATGCAAACAAATGTGCTACAATCATATAAAATATAACTTTTTTCATAAGTATTAAATTAAAATGTATTCATAAAAGCCTTGATCACAGTCAAACCCACGTAGTTGGTAATCTTTACCATTGTATGTGAATGCTGGACCTCGATAATCGCTAAATCTTAACATGTTGGACAATCTAAATCAGCCCATTTAATATGTAAACTAAAGCATACTTTTAGTATAATAATATGACAAGCCCAGTTAGTAAGTGATCCATCAAGTATAATTCCACCACCAAATGACCCTCTAGTCCAGTCTAATTTAAGTCCTACTCTTATCTTGTTGAAAAGTGTTAAATCTAATAATTCCTTGGTTTTAAACATAATTGTTCTTTTTTAAAGGTTAAATAAAAGTAAACATCAAGGATGAGTGTGCTTTTACACACACCCATCGTTAATGTATTGGTATTAATCTATCTGTTCTTCATTATCCTAATTCTTCAGGTTTAGAGCCAGTCGCTACATCGTTCATTTGTTCGTTACGAGTAGTACCACCTGTAACATCTCCTTCGTTACCCATTATCTCTCCAGTATCTAAGTCAATGTTACCTAAATCAGACATATCGTCTTCATCATCTAAATCGTGACCATTAGATTTGAATACAGATGATATAGCTTCATTCTTAAGAACAACTAAAGAACAAGAGTCAACAGTTCTGTCTCCAACCATATAAGCAGGCACCTGTCTAGTAACGATGTCACCAGGTATTGGTTTACCTATAAAGTTCTTGATTAAAGAAGGGTTACCACTTTTCCATACAGGATTGTCTGCTGAATCAGTAGTTTGTGCAATCACTCTAGTTCTTTCAACTCCAAATGGATTTGAAGGGTCTCTAAATGTTGCAATGTAATACTTACGACCGTCACTGGTCAAGTTTAATTTTCCGTCAATACCATCTTTATCATCTACAACAGTAGCGTCTGGTTTTGAGGATAGTCTCAGTGAAGTTAATAATAGTTTAGCTTCAGCTGAAATTGTTTCGAGATTTCCACTCATAATTTAAATATTTAGTTAATAAAAAGGTTGATGATTTACGTTAATAAGATATAATAGAACACAATGTGAACAGTGACCAACAATGTTGGTGTGTTCAACAGATTATTATTACGAATTTCATGTCCAGTCTTACATCGAAGTGCAGAGTAGGTAACAATTCATTGGTTCAAATCCGTGTACATTGTGCTATATTATATCAATCAGTGTCTCAGGGAAAGAGATACATAATGTCTTAATTATGGTCTTTGAGACCAAGTGTGTCCAATCACTCTCAAATTTGAAAAAAGATGAGATTATTGTCCAATAATTAGTAAGAGTGATTGAATTTGGATACAATTGAACAAGAATAAGACGATAAACGGTGGAGTTTCAACGGCAAATACCAACTTTGTCTTTCATAATTGCTCATCCGTATGCAGATAAGTCTAATCATACTAATCGATCGTCAGTTCTATGGTCCTTTGGATGTGTTGTTCCCACAAGTTTATCATCTTTCCTGTTCTGATTGTGCCTAAGTAATACTTAGGTGATCCCGTTTAGTTATAGAGGTAAGGTTTGTGATCAGTACACCCTTACTTATCTGACACTTTAATGTCCAAGTAATAGTCAGAGTGTTTGAATTTGGCTAAATAATAATAATTCCTTTCTCTTTAATTTAAAAGGAAGAGGATGCCTCCCCTTCCTATCTTTTTACCCATGATCTACAATTTTTCCTATAGGTTTACATTGTTTCATAACTTTGATGTCTCCATCTCCATCATTTTGAAGATAAGCAAAGATTTCCATCATAGCTTCTTTCTTTGCCTTTCTTTCATCGTAGCCCATACTATCATGCTTCATAACATCTCGTACTGCATCTAACAAAGTTCTACATAGTCTACTAAGATCTGAACATTTTTGGTCTAGCTTTTTCTCCTTCTCCATCATGTTGTTCATCATAACGAAGAGATCATCAATACGTTTGTGATACATAATTATATGTTTTGATTAATACCA